CCGAAGTGTATGTTGTATTAAAGGGTTTTCGACAATCTTTTGATGTACGCAACACCGTTCTAAAGGAACGTGAGTTCACCAATATTATTTCAAATATGCTAGCTGTAGCCTATATGGAATTAAAAAACCGTGAAGTTTACACGCAAATGAAATCTCAGCAACCGTCGATCTTAGAAGAACATGTTTCCAAGTTCGAAAAAAATGAACAATTGGCACGTATACGTGATGTCCACAAGTATTGGTCTTTGGAAGTGTCACAATTGTCGGCGTACGCCACAAAAATGTGGGCCGAGATAGACGTCCGTAATCAACGATTTAACAACAGCGCAGCTCGTATGTATTATGAATCGGATTCTGTCGGGTTCTTACGTCATGCAGGCCATGGGAAGTATCGTCCTTTTTACCCGCACGGGAACAAACAAGTGTTTTATTTTCCTTGCGGTGAATACGACGTAGCTTTCGATGGAAAAACTTTTGTTCCGGTCGAAATGCATACGGATTTAGAAGGTCAATTTTATCAGACCGACAGATCTGTCGACGTGTTAATGGTTTTTGACGCATTGCGACTCTTTCAAGCTGATCGCAAATTAACTTCAATAGATTTTTCAGAAATGAGAGCACATTCCGCCGAAATCATATTGATTGAAGGCGTTCCTGGTGCAGGAAAAACTTATGAATTAACACACTCCGTTAAAAACGACGACATCGTGTTAACCTTTGCTCGTGAAACTAAAAAAGAAACAGCAGCTCGAATAGAAGCGTTGGGAAAAACTACAGCTGTTTATACTGTAGATTCTTATTACATCAACCACCGAAGCAAGTGTGATATCATTTATGTTGATGAAGGTTTAATGTTACAACCTGGAGAATTGGACATAATAGCCAATTTAAGTCAAGCTAAACGCATAATAGTTTTTGGTGATCGCAAGCAACTTGGCTTTATACCTAGAGTTGCCGGTTTTATACCGAAGTATTTAAGTTACAATGATTTCACTAAAGTTATGTTTCGCAACGTTTCTTACAGATGTCCGAAAGACGTAGCTTCTTTGTTCGCCAATCAATATTCTTGTGGTTTTTACACAAAGAGCAAGATCAGTAGATCACTAAAAGTGAATATGATATCGGCTATGTACGAAATTCCTAAGACCAACGATAAGTTTTTAACATTTACGCAATCTGAAAAGAAAGATTTGTTGAAATATGGTTTTCCAAATGTCAACACCATTCATGAAGTACAGGGTATGACCTTTGAACACGTCCGGTTAGTTAGACTTAACGCAAAGCAAATGTCTCTTTATGACAGTGAATCACATATACTTGTAGCATTGACAAGACACACGAAATCCTTTATATACTATACAACACGATATGACGACAAGGTTACCAAGTTAATACAATCTTCTGAAGTATCTCCTGATGCTGATAACATGGTAAAAGCCAATGTCCATGCAAAAAATTACATGCAACGCTGTTCACTTAAGTCAGACGAACCTGTTGCGAAATTCATAACGTATGAAAAAGCTTATACTATCGACATTAAGCAGGTCAAGGAAGTTACCATCGAGTCCGCCGTTGGAAAACAACTTTTTGATCATTTAGTCGAAAAGAAAGCTTTGTTGGAAGGTAACGTAAATAATAGTGAATTGACCGTAGTTAACGCTGTAACTTTTCATGAACCCGTCCCTATGAGGGAAGGTACCTTTATTGAGTTAGAAGATCCGGCTACAGCGTTACAAATGTATTACGACAGTGTAATACCCGGAGGTTCAAGTGATTATAACGTATTTGACGAACATCAGGTTTAAACATCTGATATGCGATTATACGTGTCAAATTTAAAAATCGACGCTTCAAAAATCGGTGAAAGCACCGATGATTCTTTACCACAACACAGGTATGAGTGTGTAGTACGAACTAATCAACCAAATTTGCGTCCTCGTTCTTCCCGACAAACACTCTTGGCTTTGGAGAAACGAAACTGTGATACACCAAAAAACGCCTTGCCTATTGACATAAACGATGAAATTAATCAAACAATACAAGCATTCAAGACCAAATTTTGCGTAAAAGAAGTCGATACGTTGCTGACTCAGTATCAGCATGAACCTGTCACTTTTGAACAACGAAGTTTAGCCGCCTGGTTAGATACCCAGCAGACTGACAAACTGAAACGTTTCGACAAAGATGAAACCGAACTTGAGTTGCGCAACGTCATGCAATACCAAATGATGATAAAAACTGATCCAAAGAATAAACTCGAGGCAGCCGCCGTCAATGAATATTTAAGTGTGCAGAATATTATTCATCACAAGCATTTCGTTACAGCGGTTTTCGGTAGTGTGTTCAAGTTTATATTTGAACGGTTTCAAAAAATTCTTAGACCCGAGTTCATGGTGATGTTAAAAAAAAATACATCACAGTTACAACAGCATTTGAACATGTATCTAAAACACGATACACGCTATCGTCAGATTGAAATAGATTTTTCAAAGTTTGATAAGAGTCAGTTGCAGTTGTGTCATGAGACGGAAATGCACGTTTGGCGCATTCTCGGCATGGATCAATATCTGCATTCTTTGTGGAAACTTGGTCATTTTGATACCACTGCAATTGATTATTTGAATGGAGTTATAGCGACACTCATGTTTCAAAGGAGGTCTGGTGATGCTGCCACCTGTTTTGGAAATACTTTGATTTCTATGCTGGCGTTGGCTCGGTGTACCGATTTACGCACTGTGGCTTCTGGTTATTTTG